CGAGTCGCGGGGCAGAGGCTTCCTCGACAACGGCAAGCCGGTTGTGCTGTTTGAGCGGCACATCATGTACCGCCAGTTAACAGCAGTTGCCCATGTAAAAGACAGGCCAGCAGAACTGAGGCGCCACGCTGATGAATTGGCCGCTCTGCATCCCGATATCGTCAACCCGACACCTGGCGGTTATGTCGGTGGCAATGGCGAACACCAGCGCCTGACCAGGGCACGCCAGATCGATGACAGCGCCGCGCTGGAATCCACCTCATGGGGCGCGTTTCAGATCATGGGTTTTCACTGGCGGCGTCTTGGCCACGACAGTGTGCAAGCTTTCGTCGCGAGTATGGAAACCAACGAATCCGAGCAATTCACAGCATTCGTGACCTTCCTGCAAACAGACAACGAACTGCATGACGCATTGAAGGGTCGCCGCTGGGCTGACTTCGCCCGCATTTATAACGGCCCTCAATACGCTCGCAATCGTTACCACCTCAGGCTCCAGCAAGCCTTTGAACGCTACAGCACATGCACTTGTGATCACGAGGCCACGCAATGACCGCTATCAGCAGCCTGCGCCAACTGGTTTATGGCTTGGCGTTGCTGGGCTCATTGGCGCTGCTGCTCTGGGCCCAGCAGCAACGTATCAAGCTGGCCGACAGCGCAAGCCAACACGCCGTTGAGCGAGAAGCCACCGCCCGCGAAACCGCCGAGCGTCATCGCCTGACAGCTGAGTCACTGCGCAGCTCGCTGGATGACGAGCGCCAGGCGCAAACCCGCCTTCGTACCACCCAAAACCAATTGCGCCAAAGCCTGGGCAGCCGTCAACGGCAGATCGAGGAGCTGAAACTTGAAAACAAAGAACTGCAAGACTGGGCTGCTCAGCCTTTGCCTGACCTGGCTCGTCGGCTGCGCGAGCGCCCCACCCTCACCGGCGCCGATGCTTATCATCAGTGGATGTCCGGCCGTGGTGCCCTGCCAGTTGCCGGCGACACAACCGAGCAGTAACGGCGTCATGCTTAATGACCAGGACATGATTGAAAACGCCTGGGCTGAATGCGCGGCGCAGGTCGATATGGTTTATCAGTCCCAAGGGGCAGCCCATGAATAAGCCCGACAGCCTGCGTGCTCACCTGTTGGAATGCGTGCCTGACCTCAAACAAAACCCCGACCGGCTGCTGATCTTCATCGACAACGGCAAAATTCGCTGCACCGCTGCCGCCAGCCTTTCGTTTGAATATGGCTACCAACTGCAGATCATCCTCACCGACTTCGCCGGGCACCCGGACAGCGTCATGTTGCCACTGCTGGGCTGGGTGCGTGTTCACCAATCTGAACTGCTCACTAACCTGGACAAGTCTGCAGAAGGCATTCGCTTTGAAGCGGATGTCATCGATCAGAGCAAGGTAGACATGAGCATTACCCTGCCGCTCACTGAACGAGTGGTCGTGAAAAAGCGTGAAGACGGCAGCTTTGACCTTAATCGCCCGCCAGAACCGCAATACAGCGACTACGACCAAGCGCCAGGCAGCGGGTATCAGATTCGTGACTGACAACCTGAATGCTCTGGAAGACTGGGCAGCGCCACTGCTACGCCAACTGCAGCCAGACGCCCGAAACAAGCTGGCCCGGACCCTCGCCCAACAACTGCGCCGAAGCCAGCAACAACGCATCACCCGCCAGCAAAACCCTGACGGCACGCCCTATGCCCCGCGCAAGCAACGCGACCTGCGCGGCAAAGAGGGCCGCATAAAGCGTAAAACGGCGATGTTCACAAAGCTGCGCACGGCCCGGTATCTCAAGGCCAAGGCCGACGGCAACGCGATCAGCGTTGGGTTTACAGGCCGCATTGCCCGGATAGCGCGGGTTCACCAGTACGGGTTAAGGGACAGGGCTGAACCTGGGGCCAAGGACGTGATGTATGCGCGGCGAGAGTCGTTAGGGCTGACGAAGTGGGAGCTAGAGAGAGTTCAGGATGAATTGTTGCGACATTTGGCAGGTTGATAGGCAGAAAATGTGACCAAATGGTCTTAAGAGTCAGTATAGGAAGGTATAGCTAATTTCTGTATACTGAGATATAAATGTTTACGACGTATACAGACATCATTTGAGGAACTAGTATGGCATCCCCTGTACTGTCATTCCGGGTCGAAGAAGGCTTGATCGAAATGCTTGATCAGCTCGCCCTCGCTACGGATCGTGATCGTCAATACCATCTCAAGCGAGCGCTTGCTCGCTATGTTGAGGCTGAGTCCTGGCATGTGAAAGCAGTTGCCGAGGGACTTGCTGACATCGACGCTGGGAAGACGATTGCACTGGAAAACGTTAAAGCTAAGTGGGTAGCACGTGCCGCAAATCGAGTTGAGTGAAAAAGCTGATAGCGATCTGGATGCGATTCATGAGTACTACGCATCTCTTGTAGGTAACCGCAGGGCAGATGAGGTTCTTACCGAAATCTTCTCTTCGATTGAGCAGCTTGAGACGTTTCCGGGCATGGGACGATCTGCTCAAAATCCTGACGTCCGGGAGCTGGTACTTAATAGATATCCGTTTGTCGTGAGTTACATCGTGCGAAGGGACATTGTTTTCATAGCCCGGATCCTTCACGAGCGAAACGAACGTTTCAACGGCTGAGAGAGCATATTGGGCTACTCGATACTGTAGCCCCCTGCGTTACAGCCCCACCTAGCTGCATCCTGTCTGCACACCCGCCACCATTGGCGGCATGAACGACACCGCCACCCTCGCCCGCCTGATCGAAAACCTCATCCGCTTCGGCACCATTGCCGAAACCCAGATGAAGCCCCCGCGTGTCCGCGTCAAAACCGGTGGCCTAACCACCGGTTGGCTGCCGTGGCTCGCCTTGCGCGCGGGAGCTGATGTCGATTGGGATCCTCCGACGATAAACGAACAAGTTTTGCTGCTCAGCCCATCCGGCCAGTTGGCAAGCGCCGTAGTGATCACGGGCATCTACAGCGACGCAATCCCAGCAAATGGCGACCGGGCAGGCTTGCACCGCCGCACGTACCAGGACGGGGCTGTGATCGAGTACGACAGCGTGGGCCACCAGTTGCGAGCGCATTTGCCTGCGGGCGGAACCACTGAGCTGATCAGCAGCGGCGGTATTCACCTTGTCGGACCGGTCACCCATGAAGGTGATTACACACAGACAGGCGACTTCACCCAAACGGGCAGCTACAGCCAGACCGGCAACCAAACCATCACCGGGAAAGTCACCGTGTCCGCTGATGTGGTCGCCGCCGGCATCAGCCTGGTTAAGCACGTGCACGTGGGCAACCTTGGTGCTCCGACGAGCCCGCCGCAATGAATAGGCACACCGGGGGCAGCCTGAGCAGGCGCGAAAGTATCAGCCAGTCGATCACCGACATCATCACTACCCGAATCGGGACCCGCCTCATGCGCCGCGAATACGGCAGCTTGGTGCCCGAGCTGATTGATGATCCGTTCAACGACTTCACCCGGCTGCGGGTGTATGCCGCCACGGCCATGGCCCTGCTGCGTTGGGAGCCACGCATACGCCTGAGCCATATGGAGTTGCTGGATGCAGATCAGCAAGGCAAATCCGAGCTGGATCTGCACGGCAGCATCATCGACAGCCATGAACCGCTGAGCATGAGCATCCCACTGCAACTGGGGGGTAGCGTGTGAATACCTTTGCCGCCATTGACCTCAGCCAGTTACCACCGCCGCAAGTGGTCGAACAGCTGGACTATGAGCAGATCCTGAGCGAGCGCAAAGCCTACGCCATCAGCCTGTGGCCACAGGACGAACAAGCGGAGATAGCCGCACGGCTGGCGCTGGAGTCCGAGCCGCTGAACAAGCTGCTCCAGGAGAACGCCTACCGGGAAATGATCTGGCGGCAACGAGTGAATGAAGCCGCCCTGGCAAACCTGCTGTCCAGTGCTGAAGGCACTGACCTCGAACAGTTGGCAGCCAATTACAACGTCCAGCGCCTGGTCATTCAGCCAAGCAACCCGAAGGCCTCGCCGCCGCAGCCGCGCATCATGGAAAGCGATGACAGCCTTCGTGAGCGAGCGCAAATGGCGTGGGAAGGCTTGAGCACCGCTGGGCCGAGAAACAGCTACATATTTCACGCCCGCGCCGCTGATGGCCGGGTGGCGGACGCTACAGCCGATAGCCCCAAGCCCGCTGAGGTGGTCATAACTGTGCAATCAGTGATGGGAGACGGTGCCAGCCCGGAGGATCTGCTGTCGGTTGTCGGGCATTACCTGAGCGACGAAGACCGTCGGCCTGTCGCTGACCGGCTGACGGTCCGTGGTGCGGAGGTAGTGCGCTATCAGGTCAAGGCGACCCTGCATCTGATCACTATCGGCCCGGAGTCAGAACCGATTCTTGCGGCAGCCGAGACACGTTTGCTCGCCTTCGTGCATCAACGCAGACGGCTGGGCATGGAAGTTTCTGAATCGGCACTCCACGCGGCGCTCCACGTCGAGGGAGTGCGTAAAGTCGTGCTCCATGGCTGGAAGGACATCACTGCCAACCTGCAACAAGCCCCATATTGCACCGGTATCGATATCAAGCTGGGAGCATCTTCATGAGCCTGCTCCCCGGCAATGCCACTCCGCTGGAACGCCTAGCCGCCCAAGCCGTAGCGCAGATCCAGCGAACGCCCATTCCGTTGCGCCAGTTGTGCAACCCGGATACCTGCCCTGCTCCCTTGTTGCCTTACCTGGCCTGGGCGTTTTCCGTAGACCGCTGGGACAGCCGCTGGCCTGAGTCCGCCAAGCGCTCGGCCATCCGTTCTGCGCATTTCGTCCACTCGCGCCAAGGCACCATTGGCGCGCTGCGTCGGGTGGTCGAACCGTTGGGTTTCCTGATCGAAGTCCGGGAATGGTGGGAGGAAACACCACCCACCACGCCTGGCACATTCCAGCTCACCGTTGGCGTGCTGGATACCGGCATTACCGAGGAGATGTATCAGGAGCTGACCTGGCTGATTGACGACGCCAGACCCCTCAGCCGCCACCTCACAGGCCTGGCTATCAACCTGGAAACCAGTGGCTACATCCATATCAGCGCTTGCCTCTTCGAAGGCGACCAGACTGACATTTATCCACCCGCACAACGTGACATCGAAGTCATCGGCCGCATCGGCATGACCGGTGCCGAGCACTGTATTGATACCCTGGACGTGTACCCATGATTGACCACAAGTCTAAATTTTTAGCCATCCTCACTGCCGTAGGCGAAGCTAAGCAAGCCAACGCCGACGCACTCGGCATCCCGTGGCGGATAACCCATATGGGTGTGGGTGATGCCGATGGCCGCGACCCCATTCCAGACCGACTGCAAACTGCATTGATCAAAGAACGCCGCCGCGCGCCGCTTAATCAGTTAACCACCGATGCAAAGAATCCCGGTCTACTGATCGCCGAGCAGGTCATCCCTGCAGATGTCGGAGGCTGGTGGGTCCGTGAAGTCGGCCTCTACGATGCTGACGGCGATCTGGTCGCGGTTTCAAACTGCGCGCCGAGTTACAAGCCCTTACTCACCCAGGGGTCCGGCAGGACGCAGGTTGTTCGCATGACATTCATCATCAGCAGCACCGCGAATGTAGTGCTGAAGATTGATCCGAGCGTAGTCCTGGCGACCATTGGTTACGTCGACAAAAAGGTGAGTGACGAACTGAGCAAGCTCGATGAAAAGCAATCGGTTCTGATCGCGAGCACCGAACAGATAAAGCTCTCCGGTCTGCAGAAAATCGATGGCAAAACCCTTACGGCCGGTGCCCGTGTACTGGTTAAAAATCAAACATTAGAGAAAGAAAACGGCATTTACCTTGCGGCTTCAGGCCCTTGGTCGAGGTCTAGAGACGCCGACACCACTGCAAGGGTAACGCCCAATCTCTCCGTAACCGTTGAGGAGGGTATGACCCAGGGCGATACGCGTTGGCAGCTTGTAACGAGGGGGCCGATCACTGTTGGCACAACACCTCTAATCTTCCAGAACATAACCCATGGTTTGGCACCGTTGGCATCTCCCACGTTTAAAGAACGGCCCCGAGCACCGACCGCTGCTCACTTTCAGAATGACCAGCAACTCGCCAATACCGAATTCGTACAGAGAGCGCTGGGCAATTTACGCGGCACTGTTTTCTACGACAAGAGCACACAGCTCACCGTCCTAGACATAGGAAGACTTGTAGTTGCAAAAGCGGCGGAAATGGTGCTGAGCCTGCCTGATGCGACACTCTGCCCATCTGGGGCTTGCATACATATACACGCCACCACTCCCGCTAAAGTCATCACGCTGAAGGCAACTAAAGGCCAGCTAATGAGCGGCACCGCGGCCAAAGCGCTGGAAAGCGTCGAACTCCGCGCGCCGACATCTACTAGCTTCGTTAGCGACGGCAAGCAGTGGCACGAAACCAAAACAACTGGCAGCGCTTCATTTGCCACAAATGGCTACATCCGTCACCCCGGCGGATTGATCGAGCAATGGGTTGAGGGTCGATCTAACAGTGATGGCGTACTTCGGCTGTCCCTGCCGATCCAGTTTCCTAACAAAATTCTCGGCGGATTCGCCAACGAAGCCAACCCTTATGGGTGGATTGCGACTTCAGCAACCGTGTGGGGCTTCAATCTCGCGGCCAGCACCCTTGCAGTGGCACTGGCGAATGTTCGAGTCATAAACGGAACCACAGGCCCTTCACTCAGCGATGGGATTACAGGCCGAATCCGCGTATGGGGCTATTGATATGTCCATCTATTTTTGCAAAGAAACACTCGGCTTTTTTATCGACTCAGAACATGGGGATGCGATACCTGCCGACGTCGTAGAAATCACCAAAGAAAAGTATCTAGACCTTTTCAACGGGCAAAGCTTGGGGAAGTTGATCACAGCAGATAGTCGCGGCAGACCACAGCTGTCTGATCCGCCTCCACCCTCTACGGACGTGCTGATGAGTACTGAACGGAGGTGGCGAGATCTCCAGCTGGTGCAAACAGATGGCGCTGTACTCAGACACAGAGATGAACTGGAATCAGGGAAAACTACATTGTCAGCGGATCAATACGTAGAGCTGCAAACATATCGTCAGGCTCTACGAGAGTGGCCTCAGGTGGAAACCTTTCCTGGGCGGAAGCTCAGACCTCTTGCACCTCAGTGGCTATCCGCGCCGAGGCCCTGATAGGTGCTTAACCCGCCACTTGAATTCGGACACCCGCAAATGGATTTGCACATGCAAGACATCCGCTGCGGCCATTGCAGCCGCAAACTCGCCGCCGCAAGCGGCTTCATTGAAATACAGATCAAGTGCCCGCGCTGCCGGACACTGAACCACTTGAAGGCCGCGAGCCTCCTGCCAGAACGCCGTGAGCATCTGCACCCAGGAACAACCACCACGCAATGCCACAGCCAACCATTGGAAGCCTGTTCGCAGGCATAGGAGGTTTCGATGTCGGATTCGAAAACGCAGGCTATCGCACTGCCTGGCAAGTTGAACTCAACCCCGTTAACCGGGCTGTCCTTGCCGATCGATTTCCGCACGCCCAACAGTTCGAAGATGTGCGCCATTGCGGTGCGCACAATCTTTCCCGTGTCGACGTGCTCACCGGCGGATTCCCCTGCCAGGACATCAGCATCGCCGGAGCCAACCCCAACAACCAAGGCAAGCGGGGATTACGCGGCGAACGCAGCGGACTTTTCTGGGAAGTCATACGCATCCTCAAAGAAATTCAACCTCGCTGGGTGGTCCTTGAGAACGTCGTTAACCTGCTCGCTGTCAACGATAGCGAAGACTTTGAGACAGTCATCCGGGCCCTTGCGGACTGCGGGTATGTGGGATTTTGGCGAGTGCTTAATGCTCAATATTTCGGAGTCCCCCAGCAACGTCGTCGCATATTCTTGGTCGCCGGTCATAGACAAATGCCCCCCATGGAGCTGCTGGCTGACGCCGCGCCAGTGGACGCAATATCTCCAGCGTCTGGCTCGATCCAGTGGCCACGCCCCGCGGATGCATGGGCTGCCAATACTGTGCTGGCAGACAACGCCCCAGGGAGAATCACTCTGGGCTGCACCACTTTCGTCGCTGAGCCGAACCGATGGGATCAGATGGTTGAGCGGCAGCGAGCGTCTGAAGATGATGGGCTTTGCCTCGGACTGGATGAGGCCAACCTTGCAGAAGCTTTCGCTAGCGGAAACGCCGTTGTGCCGCAAATTGCGGAGTGGATTGCGAGGAAGCTTGTGAGCGTTCTGTAGGAGCAACCTCGTACCGACCTCGTCGCGATCCTCCTTGAAAAATCGAACCGTTGCGCTTTGTGCCACTACATAGATAATAGGCACAAAGCCATCCCAGCGGGGAATGTAATGGAAGACGCTAAGTATCAAATATTCATCAGCTCAACCTTCCGAGACCTTGAGTCTGTAAGAAGTAAAATCACAGCAACTATTCTCAATCTTCACCACTTCCCTATTGGAATGGAAATGTTCAGCGCTGGAGATTCTGAACAATGGGAAATCATTACCGAAACCATTGACGTAAGTGACTATTATTTGTTGATAATTGGCCACCGCTATGGCAGCGTGACAGAGGAAGGAATTAGTTTCACTGAGAAAGAATTTGATTACGCGGTAGCAAAAGGCATACCGGTGCTATCTTTCATACGTGAGCGGGATATCCCGACATTGGCTGCAGAGCGAGAAAGTGATCCTGATATAAACGCCAGGCTTGAAGCTTTCATTGCTAAGGCCAAGAATAATAAAATGTGCGAGTTCTGGGGGACAACGGACGATCTTGCTACAAAAGTCGCGGTAGCACTACCCAAAACATTTAAGAGAATGCCCCGCCTCGGCTGGAAAAGAACCCAGGAAGATAACTCAAAGCAAATACTGGCAGAGTTAACACTGCTCAGTACAGAAAATCGTGATTTGAGACAGAAGCTTGCCTACTATGAGTCTCTAGCGAATGAGGCGCTTCCAGATTTAGTTGTTGAGGTCAATGAAGGTGTGGAGATTACCCTCGACGCAGTTGAGCATGACGCATCTACCGACTTAACGCTGCCCAAGCCTTTTAGCAAACAGTCACTGCACCACGTAGCAATGTCTCACGGAGTATTCCCCCAGCAAATTAGCGAAAGAGAGATCGAAGAATACAACTTAAGTCTACCGTCGGCAGAAGTGTTTGAAAAATACCTTCAAGATTTGTTGTTTCACAAATCATTGACCACATCCTCTTTGTCGCTGACTTTCAACATAAAAAATATCGGACTAGTCAAAGCTAGCGACATCAATATAACCATCAGCTTCCCGGACTTAGTCAAAATAGGTAAGGCCATCGATACGGCCAGATCTGAAGCGCCTGACTCGCCCGTACCGGTTTCACCAATTATTAAACACCAAAATATGATGCTTGGATCGGCAGCCGTTTTCAGCGCCTCGATATTAAAAAAGTATCGAAACCTCCCTTCTCTGCTTACACCTCCAGATCTAACAGACGTCAATATAAACAGATCTATCAGCACCAATAAAGATAATCAAATCAAGATATATCTCAGGTCGCTGCTGCACACACTAGACGTTTCAATCGGCGAGAACAAACTGATACTCATACCTATGAAAAAAGGTCAAGGCACAGTCGAAATAAAAATCATCTGTGAGCAATTCAAACAAGAGAAAACAATCAACATCCCCATTTCGGTTAAGTAACCCTTACCTATCAAACGATGCGGGCTTTGTAGGCAAAACAACTACAAACTCATCTAATGGTAGCGTTAGTTCATCCGTTGCACCCTGTGCAGTATCTCCACACTGCACAGGCTCACCCCATGGCCGATTACCTTCACGGTGTGCGGGTCCTCGAAATCAACGAGGGCACGCGACCGATTCGCACCGTTTCAACCGCTGTCGTCGGCATGGTCTGCACCGCCGATGATGCTGACCCCAAAGCCTTCCCCTTAGACACTCCTGTCCTGCTGACCAACATACAAGCAGCCATCGCGAAAGCGGGCACCAAGGGCACACTGGCGGCCAGCCTTCAGGCAATCGCCGACCAAACTAAGCCCATGACCATCGTCGTGCGCGTACAGGAAGGTGACGACGAAGCCGAAACCACCAGCGCGCTGATCGGTGGCACCTCTCCCACCGGTCAGTACACCGGTATGAAAGCGCTACTGGCCGCCAAGTCGCGCCTTGGGTTGGTGCCGCGCATCCTCGGTGTGCCAGGGCTGGACAGCCAGCCGGTAGCCGCCGCATTAGTCGCCCTAGCTCAACAGTTGCGCGCCTTCGCCTATGTCAGCGCATGGGGCTGCAAAACCAAAGAGGAAGCCGTTGCCTATCGCAAGAATTTCGGCGCTCGGGAAGCCATGTTGATCTGGCCAGAGTTTCAGAACTGGAGCACGGTCAGCAACTCCACTGTGGACGCCCCTGCCGTTGCGCGAGCGCTGGGCCTACGCGCCAAGATCGATCAGGAAACCGGCTGGCACAAAACCCTTTCTAACGTCGCGGTAAATGGCGTCACCGGCATCAGTGCCGATGTGTTCTGGGATCTGCAAAACCCCGCCACCGACGCCAACTACCTCAACGGTAACGAAGTCACGACGCTGATCAACGAAGGCGGCTTTCGCTTCTGGGGCAGCCGGACCTGTTCGGACGATCCGCTGTTTGCTTTCGAGAACTACACCCGCACCGCGCAAGTGTTGGCCGACACCATGGCCGAGGCGCACATGTGGGCCATGGACAAGCCCATGCATGCCTCACTGGTGCGGGACATCATCGAAGGCATCAACGCCAAGTTCCGCGAGCTGAAGGCCCAGGGCTACATCATCGACGGCCAATGCTGGTATCCGGATGACATCAACGACAAGGACACCCTCAAGGCCGGCAAGCTCTACCTGGACTATGACTACACCCCCGTCCCGCCGCTTGAAGACCTGACCTTGCGCCAGCGCATCACCGACCGCTACCTGGTGGACTTCGCCAGCCGCATCAACAGCTAACCGGAGCGCCAGACCATGGCTCTGCCACGCAAACTGAAAAACATGAACCTGTTCAACGACGGCAACGCTTACCTGGGCGTCGCCAAGACCGTCACCCTGCCCTCACTCGGCCGCAAGATGGAAAGCTATCGAGGCGGCGGCATGAACGGCCCGGTTAAGGCTGATCTGGGTTTCTCGGACGACGGTATCCAGCTGGAATGGAAAACCGGTGGGCTGGATCTGATTTCCCTACGCCAGTTTGGCGCGACCAAAGCCGCGGGCGTGCCTTTACGTTTCACCGGCTTTTTCCAGCAGGACGACACCGGCGAAGACAGCCAGGTCGAGATTGTGGTTCGCGGCCGGCACGAGACCATCGAAATGGGCGACGCCCAACCCGGCGAAGACACCGAGCACGGCATGACCACCACTTGCAGTTACTACAAGCTGACCGTGGACGGTGAGGAAATCATCGAAATCGATCTGCTCAACTTCATCGAAAAGGTTAACGGCGTGGACATGCTTGAAAAACAGCGCAGCGCCCTCGGCATCTGATAACCCTGAATCTGGAACAGCACCATGACAACCGAAGACACCGCAGCCATTCAAGACCCGGAAGACAACACCATCACCCTCGATACACCCGTGAAGCGTGGCAAAACCGAAATCGCACAGATCACCCTGCGCAAACCGAGCTCCGGAGAATTGCGCGGCATTCAACTGGCCGAGCTGATCCAGCTCGACGTGGCCAGCCTGATCAAAGTCATACCGCGCCTGAGTAACCCCGGCCTGACCGCCCCCGAAGTTGCCAACCTGGACCCGGCCGACCTGCTGGCCATCGGCGGCAAGGTCGTCGGTTTTTTGTTGCAGAAGTCGGCGAAGACGGACGCGTCCCTCGTTGCGTAGAAGACGCCATGGCCGATCTGGCCGTGGTTTTCCATTGGGCACCGGCTGACATGGACCAGCTGGGCCTGCAAGAACTGATGGACTGGCGCGAGCGGGCGCGGGTCAGGAGCGCCGGCGGAAATGGCTAACACTCTTCAACTGCGCGTGCTGCTCAATACGATCGACAAGGCAACCGCGCCGCTGCGTGGCGTACAGCGTCAATCCTCACAGACCGCGCAGGCACTCAAGGCAACCCGTGAGCGCCTGAAGCATCTTAACGATACCCAGAAACAAATCAGCGGCTTCAGCGAGCTGAAAAGAGGCCTGAGCGCCACAGGCACGGCACTGGATGCAGCCCGAATGCGCACCCAGCAGCTGGGCCAGGTCATCGCCCAAACCCAAAACCCGACCCGGGCAATGGCGCGCGAATTCGAGCAGGCCAAGCGCAACCTGCAGCAGCTCGCCGCGCAGGAAACCAGCCAGACGCAAAAGCTTCAGCAGATGCGCCACACACTGCAAGCGGCCGGTGTAAGCACCCGTGAACTGGGGCAACACGAACGACGGCTGCGGCAGGATATCTCCAGCACAAACACCCAGCTCGATACCCAGCGCAAGCGCCTGGAAACCTTGGCCCGCCAACAGCAACAGGCCACACGTGCGACTCAGGATTATCAGCGAACGCAACAGATGGCCGGCAGCATGGCGGGCAAAGGCGCAGCGGGTATGGCAGCTGGCGGAGCAGCGCTTTATGGCGGCGCGAAGATGCTGATGCCCGGTCTTGAGTTCGACGCCAGTATGAGCAATGTGCAGGCCGTGACGCGGCTGGACAAAGACTCTGACGACCTCAAAGGCCTGCGTAACCAGGCACGTGAACTGGGCAGTTCGACACAGTACACCGCAGGCCAAGCGGCAGATGCACAGGGCTATCTCGGCATGGCCGGGTTTGATCCCAAGGCGATAAAAGCCGCAATGCCTGGGATGTTGGATCTGGCCTCAGCGGGTGGCAGCGAGCTGGCAGAAACCGCCGACATTGCCTCAAATATCATGTCAGGCCTCGGCCTGGGCGCAGCCGAAATGGACAAGCTCGGTGATGTGTTGGTGGGTACGTTCACCCGCTCCAATACAAACCTGCGCATGCTTGGCGAAACCATGAAATACGCCGCGCCCATGGCTAAAACTTATGGCGTGGATCTGGAGACCGCTGCCGCCATGGCAGGCAAGCTCGGCGATGCGGGTTTGCAGGGCAGCATGGGCGGAACCGCGCTCAGCTCGATCATGAACCGGCTTGCCGCGCCGCCGAAAGCCGCAGAAAAGGCCCTCGAAAAGCTGAACATCAAAACCGCAGACGCCAACGGCAATCTGCGCGCCATGCCCGATATCCTCAAAGAGATTTACGACAAGACCAAAGGCATGGGTACCGCCGTGCGTGGCGGCTTGCTCAAGGACATTGCCGGTGAAGAAGCGGTAAAGGGCATGGCGCAGTTGGTCGAACAAGCAGGCAATGGCGAGCTGCAGAAGATGATTGCCACCCTGCGTGGGTCCCAGGGTGAGTCCGCTAAAACCGCCAAAGTCAAAATGGACAACCTCAAAGGTGACCTGAAGACTTTGACCAGTACCTGGGAAGATCTGGGCATTGAGCTTCAAGATCAACAGAACGGCACGATGCGCGGCTTGGTCCAGTCCTTCACAGACATCATCCGCAGCGTGAAGGCCTGGGCCACAGAAAACCCGGTGCTCGTTGCAGGGCTAGTCAAAGGTGCCGCCATCGTTGCCGCGTTGGCTGCCGGGGTCGGCGCGTTGGCCCTCACACTCGCCGGGATCTTCGGCCCGTTTTTGGTGCTGCGCCTGATGCTGGCTCAGGTTGGCATCCGCCTGCCCAGCCTGATCAGCCTGTTCTGGAATCTGGGTAAAAACGCCCTGCCCTTCGTGACCCAAGCCATCATGCTGCTCGGTCGCGCCTTGCTCATGAACCCCATCGGTTTGGCAATCACTGCCATCGGCACCGCCGCGTTTGTGATCTACCAGTATTGGGACAAGATCGTCCCTTACTTCCAAGGGATCTGGGCGGAAATCACCGCAGGATTTAACGGCGGGATCGGCGGCATCCTGGCGACGTTGGCCAACTTCTCCCCGCTGGGCTTGTTCTACAGCGCCTTCGCTGGAGTGCTGAGCTATTTCGGGATCGAGCTGCCAGGCAAATTTACGGATTTCGGTGGCATGCTGATTGATGGGCTGCTCTCTGGCATCACCGAAAAATATAACCTGGTCAAAGACAAGATCGGTGAAATCGCTGACGGCCTCACCGGCTGGTTTAAGGAAAAGCTCAGCATCCACAGCCCTTCTCGCGTTTTCGCCGAGTTGGGCGGCTTCACCATGGCCGGGCTGACCCAAGGCCTTGAAGACGGCGAGAACGGACCACTCAACGCCGTTGCCAGCCTGGGCAAACAACTCACCGCTGCTGGAGCGCTGACGCTCGGCGCAGCCGTTACTCCAGCGTTGGCCATCGATGACAGTCCACCGGTTGCCAGCGCCGGCACAGCTTCGTATTCCAGCAGCGACACCTACGAAATCAACATCCACGCGGCCCAGGGCATGGACCCGCAAGCCATCGCCCGCGCCGTGCGTGCGGAACTAGCACGCATCGAAAGCGAGAAATCAGCCCGCCGTCGCAGCAGCCTTCAGGACCTGGAGTAACCCCACATGATGCTTGCCTTGGGCATGTTCGTTTTCAGCCTTCACACCGCCGCGTACCAAGAGATGCAACGCCAAACCGATTGGCGGCACCCTAGCAGTAACCGGGTTGGGGCACAGCCTGCACGGCAATTCCTGGGCCGCGGCGAAGACGCCATCACCCTACCGGGCGTGATCCTGCCAGAACTGGCTGGGAGCGCACTTAGCCTCGACGCGTTACGCTTGATGGCAGACACCGGCAAAGCCTGGCCCATGGTCGAAGGCAGCGGCCGTATCTACGGGCTGTGGGTGATCGAGAGCATCAGCGAAACCAGGACTATGTTCTTTCGCGACGGCACGCCCCGCCGTATTGAATTCACCCTGAGCCTGAAACGCATCGATGACGGCCTGGTGGACATGCTCGGCACGGGAACCAGTACCGGCCTGAACATCGCCAGGAAGTTGCTGTGACAGGCGAAGCGCTGGATAAGGTCACTGGTTTTGTCCGAGACAGCGCCAACGAGATCCGTAACGGGTCCAGCCACCCTGCCCCGGCGTTCCGCATCACCGTGGACGGCAATGACATTGCCAAGCTCATCAGCCCGCGCCTGATCAGCCTCGACCTGACTGACAACCGAGGCATGGAAGCCGACCAGTTGAGCATCAGCCTCAGCGACCATGACGGCCTTCTCGCCATCCCGCCCCGTGGCGCAGTGATCCGGTTGTGGTTGGGCTGGAGTGATACCGGGTTAGTCGATAAAGGTACCTATACCGTCGACGAAACCCAACACAGCGGCGCGCCCGACGTGCTGAGCATCCGCGCTCGATCGGCAGACCTGCGCAAAGGCCTGAAGACCAAGCGCGAACGCAGCTGGAGCAACAGCACCGTGGGCGACGTGCTGGGGGATATCGCCATCGCCAACGACCTGACCGTCACCATTGCTGGCGAGCTGGACGGCTTGGCCGTGCTGCAGCTGGACCAGGCCAACGAGTCAGACGCTAACCTGCTGACCCGTCTGGGCGAAGA